GAAGCATGGTGGGCAGCAATACTGTTGCGTATTGCCTCACTGCTGGGAGCGGGAGGGTATTGTTTCTCCTCATGCTCATCAGCAGGCAAAGCTTGATCAAATACATCCTTGGCAACGCCGTCAACAACGGCTGCATTATAAAATTTATCAAGGGTAATGATACAAGGTAGAGCTGTACAGTTTTCCAACATTGCAATGTATCTCTTCTCGTCCTCACGAGTGAGACCATAAAGTGTTTCAACCATCTTGTAGGTTTCATCACAAGCTTCATGGGTTTCCATTGCATGGAAATTACCGTAGTACGAACGTTTCATTTCTTTTGTGAAAACTTCCTTGCCTGCAACATTTTTAGACAGACGCAAGTTGTTCTTCCACATGGGACCAAGAAAAGGAACGAACCAGCAATCACGTGACTTACTAATAGCATCACCGCGTAATAAGCACTCTACGGGTGTGTTAATAGGTGGATTGACATACCAAGCTGATTTGGCAAGACCACGCCCAACTCCAGGGGCAAGTACACATTTTCCACCAGCGACAGGATAATATCTGGCAGAACAAAAGGAGGCATTGTATTTGGCATTGGGTCCGGCATGTACCTTCGGCTCCAACTCCAATCCAAGTGCTCTCAATAGCTTCACTAAAACTTCAGCATTCTGTCCTAATGATGAGATAAATGTGTCAGTGGCTATTATTAGGTTGTCATCACCTAGCGCTGGTAATGAAATTTTATATCTAGCAACAATGTCTCTGTAAGAAGGGATGACACCATGGTCTTTCCAGTCCAGAGGATTGCATGAAGAGTGGTATGCTAGACAAAACATGATGGCCAGTCCTTGTAGAAGCGTATTACCACAAGAAGTGTTATGATCACCCGAATGACGACCACCATCAACCTTATAAGTGTTTTTCCACTTATCCTTGCCTTTTGTTTGAATACAGGCAAGGAAAGCAGAATACTCACGCTCGGTACACCCACTCCATCTGTAGATGTCCGCCTCAAGCTCCAACAATCGTCTGTGGATCGTCGAATCAAACCGTGCAAAGTCACCCTCAATAATAGAGTAACCCGGACAGCGTTGTAGAGATTTGAGGTAAGAGGCTCCGATTTGCTCTGCGGAGGCTCCTGATGTGTACATTATACCACGACCGGAATCAATATCCCAAATTTTTGCAAGACGCTTTGAAAATGATTTGCAAAATGGGCCGGTAACAATATTATGATGTACAGTACCAGACTGGATGCCACGGGGGGCAAGTTTTTCCAGTCCGTCAAGAGTTGATTTAGTTAAGCTCTCGATTTTTGTAAACATACCACGATCATGAACGCGCTCCTTCTGAACGTTATCATCACGTAAAACAGATAGGCGAGCAGCAACTTGCGCCTCACGCTGGGCCTTGGAATAAACATTGTTCCAGTCATCAAATGACATTCTGTTAACGGATTCGGGTAGTAAACCGAGCTCGCCATGGTTCTTGAATACCCAATGGCGAAAAAGGTCAAAAAACTCATCATCAACTTCCTTTCTGTCATATGGACTGGCTTTAAGTATACGCTCAGTAATGGCAGAGATGGCTGAATGAGAGGAATTTGCAGGAACAACAGGAATGGAGAAGTCAGTTACAATGCCAGCTGGCATAAGTGGCATAATTTGCTGCCATGTTGGTGTCTTGTAATGACCGGTGTATAAACCACCATGTCTCTGTTCAATCAATCGATAGCTCGCAGAAGCACCACCTGGGCGAACTGTAGGAGCATCGACTGGCTCTTTACTTGCTAGCGGGTCGGGAGTTACCAAGGTAGCAGTAGGGGAAAGAGGTGTAATGTTAGGATCGAGCAACTCTTCTATCGTTTTCGCAGGAGCAGTAGCGGGCAATTGAGTGCCACGTTTCAATGGTATTACTGCGGTGCGAGGGCCATTAGATGCCCGGTTGGCGCGATAGTCAGCCAGAGGATCCGCACTGGTTTGGAACAAGCGAGATGCTGCTGCAGCTGCAGCAGTCGCGAGACCAGTGGCGGCGAGTACTATACCAGCTGCAGGAGCGGTTGCTAAACCAATTGCATGTGTTGCAACTCCTATACCAGCGGCTGTTAGACCGTAGGCTGTAGCTGTGGCTGCCAACTCAGAGGCAGTCCAAACCCACTTGAATTTCCTGGAAAGAGCAGATTCATGAGTCTCCAACAGTGTGGTGTTGGGCTTGATGAGTGCATGCATTACAGCAACTTCAAATGAGACATCCTGTATAAAAGCAAGAGAAACAGCAGCAGTTATACAGGTGGAAAGTATATGTGGAGGGATAGAATATGACTTAGCTTGGAACTTAGCCCATGTGACAAGAGAACGGTAATTGTCAGGGGATCTAATTTGCAAGGCGCATCTCACTGCGCACTCGGAGACCAATCCCTTAGGACACATCATGTTGAGTACAGAACCAGTCTTGTACACCATCACAAATGGACCCCAGGAATAAACTTTCAGGTCAGGGAGGTAAAGCATGTCACCACGGACAGAGACCTTAGCCTTCTCATTCAATGCGCTCATAGAAATAGGACCATAATGATTTGGGTCCAAAAGAGCGGTGGAGAAGTCGACGCTTGGTGTGTCAATAGCATCGAACATTCTGTATGTAAAATGAAAACAATATACAGAATGGTAAGGGGTTTCAGAAATTCGGGACCACACCAAAGTCCCGATACGCACTTCATGTTCAAGTGGTATAGAAGTAGCATGTCCTTGGGCTGCATTGAAACTATGCGAATTCTGACTGGAATCAGTTTTCTTAAACACAGGAGCAGACCCAGCACGGAGCCAGGACAAGTTACTATGAACGTAGGGCTTGCTGTTGCCTCTAACGGTCATTGATACAGTATCAATACCTATCTGCTGGTACTGAGCTTCGCCATCGGCGAAAGATCCAAACGCATCAGGGAACTCATGACAAACAGCCACGAATGACTGAGTGGAGTTTCTCAAACACATGTCAGCAATATCAGACTCATTCAAATAATAAAGAGAGTCGACAGACATGTGTGCGGCTATTTGCTTGACACAGGTGCATTCCTGCACAAGGTGTTGGCAAGTTTGGCCACCTGAATACGAATGGTTTAAAGTCCGAATTTCGTCAACTGGAGACAAAATGGGATTGCAGGAATGGACATTGGTACGTCCATATCTTACGTGGCGTTCTATATTGCCACCTGCATCGACTATGATTCCCGGTGCTTTCATTTTAGCAACCAGACGGGTAATATAATCATAGGCTTGAACCTCGGCCATTTCCCGATCAATATTAATGATTGGATGGGGGTGCAGCACCGTTTCTCCACGAAGGCTGGAGACAAACTGCACATGAGGATAAACACGCTTCAAAGTTTTTTGCGTGCCTTCTGAAAGGAAGTATTTCGTCTGGAAGCGTTGCAAACGCTGCCATAGAGACCCAACCTTGGTAGTATAACCAGAACCACTCTGGACTGCATGAGATTTTTCTTCCTCAGACTTAGCTGCGGCAACAGCATATCCTTGGAGGTCATGTAGTTTTGTTCGGAATTCTGCTACAGACATTGCGGGCGTTGGTGGAACTACCCCAGCAGGAACAGAAAATTTTTCCGCTTTGGGACCTTCATCCTTAGGCGGTTTACTGTCCCTGCTACTGTCTGCAGGACCAGCTGTCGTTCCAGCTGGACCCCCCACTCCTGTGGGGGGATGTGATGAGTGACACCCATCACCGAACTTGCAAGTACCATGTTTTTGCCAGAAATAGCAGATCTTACTGCTCTTTCCAGGAACTTTGGCCTTGGAAGCGGCGCGATTATCCACTTTCGTGGCTGCAGGCACGCGGCCCTGCTTCTTACTCCTAACTCCGGTATCTGTCATAGATAAAGGCTAATCCGAG